TGGTTCTGTGATCGTCAAATATCTAAAACAATAAGTAAGAAGATCTTATGAGCGGAACAGTTGAAGCGAGAATGGATCGTCTTGATCATACGCTAAGCAGTATCGAGAATAAGTTAGATCGCATTCTTGTAATTGAAGAGCGTCAACGTAATCAAACAGAAGAAACCAAGCGTGCGTTCAATCGTTTGTCTGGGCTTGAAGATCGGGTGCGAGTAATTGAAATAGAATTTGGTAAGACTGATTCTAAAACTAAATCGAATAGTAATGTTCTATGGGCAGGCTTCACTTTTGTATTGGCCGTGGCAAGTTCCATTGTCAGCTACAACCTACGCTAGAATTTTACGGGTCCTTCTGGGGGTTCGTAGTATACGCGGACGGAAGGCGCGGGTTTTGGCCACAGATTGTTTCCTATAGGGGGTTGTAGTGGTCTTTGTTTTATTAGCTTTTGAGGTTTGCTATGTCTGATTTTGTTTTGACAGATCAGGCGACTCAAACCGGCTTTGCTGAGTTGTTGGATGTGAGTCAGCAAACCATCAGTAAACAGTATAAAAAAGGGGTGCTGCATTCAGGCGGCACTTATCACGATTGGTTGATTCAATACACCAAACATTTACGTGAAGAAGCCGCAGGTCGCGGTGGTGATTCACAGCAAGTTTTAACCCGTGCTCGAATCGAAGAGACATTGGAAAACACAGCTGCTAAACGCCAGCAGCGTTTGAAGGATGCCGGTACGCTTTTAGATAAAGATGATACCGCTATGCTGGCCAGTGAGATGGCAGGCCAAATTCGTGGCCATGTTATGACGGCAGGTGATGAAATCATTGAAGAGTTAATCAGCCTGCACAAATTAGAGTTGGAAGATGACCTTATCCTTAAACCATTACGAACTGCCCTCGGACACTGTGCAACAGATGTGCGTGAATTTGCAGAACGTATCGGAGCTGATAGCGTCGAATCTTGAGCCTCAGTCGCCTGAGCCTATTGCTGATTGGGCACAAACCCATTTTAGATTACCCGCTGAAGGTGCCGATAAGCCTGGTCCTTATGATCTGCAATATGCCCCATATTTATTTGGCATATTTGCCGCGTTTGATGATCCAAATGTTGGTGAGATTTATACCATGAAGGCCGCCCAAGTGGGTTGGACTTTTGGCCTTGTGGCACTGCTTGGTAAAAAAATAGACACAGAGCCTTGCGCCATGGTGGTGATGTTTCCTAAAGAGGATGCAGCGCGAGAATTTAACGATGAAAAGTTTGAGCCAAGCATACGATCCACGCCGCGCTTAAGCCGTTTAATAGATGTTTCAAAGACGCGCAGCAAAGATAACCGCGCATTGTTTAAAAAATTCCCCAGTGGCTTTTTAAAACTGGTGGGCTCTAAGTCCATAAGCTCGGTTAAATCGACCCCTGCCAAGCTGGTAATTGTAGAGGAGCCAGACGATGCCACCAGTAACCTGAAAGATCAGGGTAACAGTATTGCGCTTTTGTGGGAGCGTACCAAACGAATTAGAAATTCAAAGCGTGTTTTAGGTGGTACGCCTTCAGTTAAAGGACTGTCAAAAGTTGAAGAGCACATACTTAAATCCGATCAGCGAGTGTTACCAATTCATTGCCATGATTGTGGTGATGTTCATGTTCTGGATTGGGACAACGTTAGTTGGTTGCAGTCCGATCAGGTTGAGCATGAAATCTATGGTTTCTCGCTACCCGATACCGCCGTTTATGTTTGTCCTCATTGTGGTTCTGGTTGGGATGATTATCAGCGTAAAAAAAATATACGTGACACCGTAAATCAAGCCATTGAAGCGGGCGATCCTAATTGTGGTTGGGTGGCTACGGCTGAATTTCACGGTGCCGCAGGCTTTAAAGAATTAAGTGAGCTGTACAGCTGTTTGCCTGGTGCCGGTGTTGTTGAATTAGTACGCGATTATTTAGCGGCTGAGCACAAAGCTGGCAGCGGTGATGAAACCGATAAGGTTGTATTTGTAAATTCAAAGCTTGGCCGTCCGTATGAATACCAAGACGACAACGCCAGTGCTGAAGAACTCAAAGAAAAAGCCTTAGACTATCAAGAATTGATCGTACCAAAAGCAGGTTTGCTGCTCACGGTAGGCGTTGATATTCAACATGATCGACTGGCCATTATCATTCGCGCCCATGGGCGAGGTGAAGAAAGCTGGCTAGTGCTTTGGAAAGAAATCAGCGCAAGCGTGGGTTGCTCAGATAAGAGTGATCCCGTTTGGAGTGAATTAGAAAGCATTGTTTACGGTGCCATCAAACATGAGTCAGGTAATGACGTATACGCTTCGGCGGTCAGCATTGATACCTCTGATGGTAATACCAATGATGCGGCCTATCACTTTGTAAGGCGCATGAGTAAAAAATACCCTCGGGTATTAACCATGGCCATTAAAGGTTCCAGCGCGCAAACCGATCCTGAAATATTTGTCACGCCAAAAGCTAAAGGCGTGGACCACGTAAACCCTAAAAAACAATCCAAAGCGGATAAACACGGTTTAAAGGTTTTCATTGTTGGCACCAATAAAGCCAAAGACTTAATTGCATCACGTTTAAAATTGCAGGGCATAGGCTCAGGGCGCTTTCATTATTATAAAGATGTGCGCCTAGACTATTACGATCAAATGACGGGTGAAGTAAAAGCCCCTCATAGGTCAATCAAAGGCCGTAAGGTTTGGCAGCAAAAAGCAGGGCGAGCCATTGAGGCGTGGGATTGTGAGGTGTATGCACTTCATGCTTCCAGAGCAAGGCGCATTCATTTAATGACCCCGCGCCAATGGGATGCCTTAGAAGAAAAAATAAATCAAACCGATTTGTTCGCCGTTTCTGGAAACGTTTCAGAAGAAACGGATCAGCCCAAGAAAAAACTAAAACGTTCTGGTGGTAAGTCTCGCCGGAAAAAACATTGAGTATTAATAAATGTCTGAGCCAAAAAAGTTTACCGCAGGCACGCTGCAAGAGTGGACCCGTGAAGACGAATACGCTTTTGGCTTATGGACGTTTAAATATGTATTGATTGGCCCAGCCAATAAAGAGATTCCATGCACGGCTGATGCGGGTTTGTTATCTGTCATCTTGTCCAGTGTTGATTGCGCTGATTGGCAAGCAGGCAAGTACGCTTGGATGCTGATGCGTGAGCAAAGTGCTGAGCGTGTATTGGTTGATCGTGGCTATGTCTACATTGAAGAAAACCCGCTGGACATTGACGGGCCAGTGGATCAGTTAAGTCATGCTGAAAAAGTATTGGCGGCCATTGAAAAGCGCATGGAAAGCCGTGTGTTATCCGATCATGAAAACTACTCCATTGATGGCCGTGCGTTAACCCGTATCCCCATCATGGACCTAAACAAACTGCGCAAACAATACGCATGGAAAGTTCACGAAGAAAAAGCCGGTCGCGGTGAGGTGAAACGTTTCACAGGTAAAAAGGTGCGTCTTAAATGAAATTTAGCAATCCGTTTAAGCGTAACGTTTCAGGTGAAACGAAAGCAGAAACAAAACAAAGGCGCCATCGTAATCATCGTGATCATGTACGTTATGCTGCTGCACAAAAAAACGATGTGGCTTCAACCTTGTTTGATGGCGGAACATTGTCACCAGATGAATCATTGCGCCGTGACCTAGAAGGCTTGCGGGCCGCCAGTCGTAAGGCCGGTGAAGATAACGGTTATATGAAACGTTATCTGGGCCAAGTGCAAACTCATATCGTGGGTGAAACGGGGTTTAAATTTCAAAGCCGCGTTAAGTTTGCTGATGGTTCGTTTGATAAAAAAACAAACAAGATTATCGAAGCGGCATATAAAGAATGGAGCAAAAAAGGCAGTTGTGAAATCAGCGGTAAGCTAAGCCGCGCAGCCCTTGAAGAGTTGATTGTCAAAACGGTTTCGCAAGATGGCGATGTAATTATTCGGCATATCTACGATTCAAATAATAAGTATGGCTATTCGGTTCAAATCATTGAATCAGATTATCTTGATACCACACTCAATACCGTTTTAAAAAATGGTAACCAAATAAAAATGAGCGTGGAGCAAGATGGCTTTGGGCGGCCCATCGCGTATCACTTGTTAACCAGTCACCCTGGTGATTCGGTGTGGTCTTACAATGGCCGTAAATATATGCGAATCCCTGCGGATGAAATCACCTTGGCATTCCCAGTTTGGCGCCCTGGTCAAACCCGTGGTGTGCCATGGGCTCATGCGGCTTTGTTGGATTTGCATCATATTAATGAGTATCGCGGATCGGCTCAGGTGCAAGCTCGGCGGGCATCTGAAAACATGCTTATTTATGAGCGTGACCCTGAGCAAGAAGTTAGTGAAGACTATGAAGACGAGGGTGAAGTATTAGAAGAGCGTGAAGGGTTTTCTAGTGTGGCCCCGCAAGGTTACAAAGTACGAGAAACCAATTTCAGTACTTCAAATACCGCATTGCCTGAATTTCAAAAAGCCAATTTACGATCAGCCAGTTCGGCCATGGATGTGAATTATAATGTGCTGGGTAACGATGCTGAAGGGGTAAGTTTTTCTACTTTACGCCAAGGTGTGCTTGAAGATCGAGATCACTGGAAACGTAAGCAGCGCTGGACGATTGAAGAGGTCTGTGAAGATATTTATTCACGTTGGCTTTCCATTGCTTTATTGAAAGGGGCGATCAAGGGTTTAAGTGCATCTGATAAAACCCACTTATGTCAGCCTTATTTTCAGGGTCGTCGTTGGCAATGGGTTGATCCATTAAAAGACGAGCAGGCAGCAGGCGAGGCCAAAAAGAATTTTAATGGTGACCCCATACAAATGCTTAATGATAAGGGTTTGGATTTAGACGAAACCGTTGAAAGCTGGACCCGCTACTTGGATGCCATGGAGCCCATCATGGAGCGGGCCAATAAATTAAACGGGTTGACCGATACGCCCCCGACAACAACAGATAAAGAAGCCGCTCAATAGCGGCTTTTTTTATGCCTAAAGGAAAGTTAAATGCCTAAAAATATTTTAGAGCAAATACAGCGTGACGGCCTTGATGTTCAGCAGCGCGAGGCCACGGTCAATGTTGAGTCTGTCAACGTTGAAGATCGTACTGCTGAGTTTTCATTCTCTTCAGAATATGAAGTATCACGCTGGTATGGCGTAGAAGTGTTAGGTCATAAAGCCGATGAAGTGGATTTAACCCGTCTAAATAACGGCGGTGCATTTTTGAATATGCACAACCCATACGATCAGCGCGGTGCGGTTGTTAAAGCATGGCTGGGTTCTGATTCGCGCTGTTATTGCATTGTTAAATTCAGTCGCAGTGAGCTAGGTGAAGAGCTGCTACAAGATTTTGCGGATGGTATTCGCACACAAGTTTCTGTTGGTTACCGGATTCATGAAATGGTTCTGGAACGTCAGGAAGGTGATACGGAATATTACCGTGCTACCAAGTGGGAGCCGACAGAAGTCAGCTCTGTATCCATTGCAGCGGACCCCTCAGTTGGGTCTGGGCGCTCAGCTGAGCATCAGTCCCAAGAAGCTGCACCCAATAAAACCCTTAACCCTGTCATTATTAAACGAGGAATGTCCGCTATGGATACCAATGAAGAAACAAACGAGCTACCAGTAGAAGGCCAGCGTGCTGCTGAAAAAGCACCAGCAGCTAAACCAGCGCCACACGTACAAGTTGTATCTGAAGCGCGTTCAGACGCAGCTGAAATTGCAAAAACCGCTGCTGAATACGGTGCTGCTGAACTGGGCAATGAATACATAGCATTAGAGCGCTCACATGAAGAATTCAAAGGCGCATTGCTAAAGCAGCTACAAACAAAACGCTCAGCCGGTAAAGACAACAAAGATATGTCCACGGCATTGCACCTTGATCTGCCTGAAAAAGAATTGCGCGATTATTCATTAATGAATGTGGTGCGCGGTTTATCAAATGGCAATCTTAAAAAGTACGCGCCACTTGAATATGAAATTTCAAACGCCATGGCCGAACGTGCAGACAAAGATG